CAGTATTATCATCACCATTCAACAACAAAATAACATTTCTCTTAAAATATTCATAAGTAATCTCATCCGCTGGGATACCAGCTGCCAAAGCAGCTAAAATAAAACTATAAGCAACTAATCGAAACAATATTAATGTGTTATCGACAATGGTGTTCGATGATCCAGATGGACCACCACGTTCTTTTTGAACTAACTCACCATTTTCTAAAACAATAACGCTATTCACAATAGAATCATAAACATTCATATTACGATTATATGTGGCAAAAGTTTTATCTTCACTACAGAAGCATTCATATCGAAAATCACGGATATCATACAAAAGCTCAGAGTGAAGACTAGCATCATAAAATTTAGCATCCAAAGCAAATCCATTAGGTAACTGTAATAGCTTATTCACAAAAATATTAAAACCACCAGAAAACTTAGTAGCACCAACACATGATGCAGTCAATCCTGCTGAGCGGTAAAATTTTTCGTTCATATCACCATATATTTTATTACCATTAAAAGAAAGTTCAATAGGTCCCGCTGTAAAAGTACGCAGATCATCAAAATCTGAGCCTTTAAATCCACATAAAATAGCAACATCCTTGTAAGCTGCTAATTTCTTAATATGCCGCAATTCTTTCTTTACAGTAGAAGTCCAGATGGGAACAACTTCACTAGGAAATTTTTCACCAATCATAGAATAATAGTCATCAATACAAGAATTAGGGTTTGAGAAAAAAGCAGTTTTATTTTGATAAAACAAATTATGTGGAGTACCACACGAGGAATGTAAATTAATATCTTTTAAAACATCTTCATCAGAACGAATACACGATTGAGACATATGAGGAAAGAATTCTTTATACATAAATGAATAAGACAACTGTTTAGCAAAATGATCTAATGAATAATTAGGACGATCATATTTTGCAGCAGACATAAAACCAGCACGAAGGCTGGGAACACACATACGATAAAAAGAGGGAATTAAATATTTTTTAGACAACAAAAAAGAATAGAATGAGAGATTAAAGATCTCACGTGATTTATAATGCGCTTGTCGGTTAATTTTACCTAACCAATTAATATGACCATGTGTAAAAAACTTATCAAAGTATTCTGATGGACCTAGTGTAACTCCCTCCTCTTCTGTTGGAAAAATTTTCTTACTGTAATATTTAGAATAATAATTTGCCCATTTAGAAAAAGAAGGCACTAGGCCATTCAAAAAGACCACTTATACTTAGTAGCCATAGCTTCAAATGAAATGAAACCATTGCCACCGGTAGCGGAACTACCTTGATTATGAATACCACATGGTTTACCAGTAGCACAATCAATAACCAATCCACCACAGTCACCAAAATCAGATGTGCAACTATAACGCCACACACCATTAGTTGCATCTTGTGAAGTAATAACTCCATGAGATGCAACCAAATCTTGGTTACCTGTGTTAGAATTCAACTTCTTACATACCAAAACAACTAAATTACCTAATATAGGTTTCGTTATTTTAGCAGATTGTGTATTTTCAAAACCAACTTTATTAAAATCAATAGACAATGTATCATATTGGCTCAGTTCGAAGTCACTAATTTTCATAGTAATAATCTGTTCTTTAGCACCAAACTGAGATTGATAACGTAATTCAATATTACCATCCACATTCCCACCACCTAGGGCTAAAATGTGTTCAGAAACATTGAGTTTACCGTTAACAATATCAAAATTAATACTAACAGTAGCAGATAAATTATGACAAATAGCTAAACCTAACGAACGTCCAATAATACCAACATTAACTTGTGTTGAACCAATTTGCTTAGCTTCCAGTTGACG